GGCGTACACGCGACGTATCCCACTTAGGAATCTCGCCTGACCACAGCAGGGCTAGCACTTGCCGGAATGCTTTAGCCCAGCCTTCTTTGCTGTCTTTCACAACGACAGTCGTCTCGCTGTCAAACAACTCAGGGACTTCAGGCAGCTTCGAGATGAACTGGCGCTCGACTGAGAAGCCGACGCCTGTGCCGCACAGCAGGATGAACATAGCCTCATCGAAAGACTTGGGATCATCGGCAGGCAAGTATGAACAGTTGTATCCTGCTACGTTGTCACGCGCAAACGCAGGCCCTGCCGTCATCAAGGCTCGCATAGATGGCATAACTTCTAGGCCAAAGATCGCCTGTGCAATCTCGTGAACGATATCTGTAGGAACCTCACTATTAGGTTGTACAATGTTGTCAATGTAACGCTGGACAGTCTCGCCCCAGTTCTCCCGGCGTCCTGCCTCATCTAGCCAACGCGCATATCGTGACGTGTGAATGAAGGACTGGTAGTCTGTAGGTAAATAGTTATTCATCGGTTGTCACCCTCTCCTCTAATGACACCACGTTCTGCACGATCATTAAGCTTTTTGAGGTTCATTCTTGCAATCTCTTCGAGGTTAGACCCATACATATTAGCCACTGCTGTAACGTAGAATAGCACATCGCCTAACTCTAATTGAATAGCCTCTGTTGTTACACGGTTGTGATCACGGAATTGCTTCTTTGCTTTTTCAGCAACCTCCCCTGCCTCACCACAAAGGCCAAGAATGTTTTCTACAAAACGATCCTGTCCTTCCAAGACAACTTTACCTTCTACCCATTCACTGTACTGTTTCCAATCAAGCATTGAACCGCTCCTTTACTAGTAGGTTTTTTACATGAACGTCTTCATTATCGTAAAAGACATCCTGCACAAAGTCAAACACATCTTCTGTATGCGAATCCATATGAGAAGATAGTAAGCTGTTAGGCTCTTCTACTTCTAGTAGTAGTGTGACACTAAACTTTTTCATGTCAGGCACTACCTTTTGTAATCGTGTATTCATCTATAGTAGCTTCACTCTTCTCTGCGTCTTCTTGAAGTCTCACAGAGAGGAGGCCTTCAAGTAGTCGGTCTGCTCTAGTAGACAAAGCTTCCGCAAGACCCTCGTCTTCTTGGCCTAGCTGTACTGAAGCAAGAAGCATACAGGCATGATGTAGAAGTTCCCAAGATACGTTTGAATCTATATCTCCCTCATTAAATGCAGCTGTCTCTAAGAAAGTGTCTACGCCTTGAAACGCGCCTTCCTCATCGTACACAGCAGAAATACTAACTGAGACAGAGTGATTTTCTACATCCATTTTACAATTCCTCTTCTATAAGAAAGGTTTTACTTTTTGTTCGCTTGCCTGTTTCTGCGAGCCACTCTTCAGGTAAGACTTTGTGAGACCACTGAAAGCTATGCTTATCACACCACTCAAAGTACCGGCTCTTTGCGCCCTTGTACAAGCGGGAATTGGCATTACTAAACACGAAGCGGATATCTAACTCTGGATGTTGCTTCTGTATCTCCAGATGTTTGCGCCTGTCTTCGCTGTCGAAGATGCCCTTTGTCTCTATGATAATACCGTTATCCAATTCGAAGTCTGGCGTGTATGTACGATACCGCAGATCTCGCCACTTTATTCGTAGGGCTTCGTACTCAACCTTCTTCTGTTTTTCTTTTAAGTATGCAGCGACCTGTTTCTCCAAGCCGCTGCGATACCTACGGACGTTGTGTCGCCTCTTAGTAGTTGGCATCTTTGTTATCACCTATGTACACATAGTCTACTTCTGGGGGTGCCTTAGCCTTGCTTGACCTATTAGGCATAGTCTTCAAGGTAGGGTGGCAGTCCTTCTTGAAAGAGCAAAACTTACAGTCAATAGGCAGCACCATATTACCAGTAGTCTTTCTGCTAAACGTCTCAGGCACAGGATCGAAGCACCTTTCGAAAGGCGCATCACTGTCTATATAGTTAGCTGTATCCTGTATGCTACTCATAACATCTTCTACGTCTACTGTAGACGCATCTACGTACTTGAACTGTCCATTCGCTTTATTAACAGCCCACCACCCTCCGACAGATTTGTTTGCAGCTACAGAATAGCCTACCAGCTGTGCTACATACCCAAAACTGTCATGCTCTTTGAGAACATCTACTGATGTAAACTTGTTGTTATACGACCACGGTGACGCAGACTTTACGTCATCAATCCTGCCGTCTAACTCCATGTCGTACTCACCCCTGATCTCCTGCCCGTCAGGTAGTTGCAGGGTAACTGTAGCGTTGTCTTCAAACGTGACCCCAGCTGCAGTAAGCAGGCCTTTAAACACAGCCTCAACTATGTCACCCAAGATCATGTTCATCAGGAAGTAGGGCGGCAGTGCCTCCTTATTATCTGGCTGGTTCTTTTCAAACCACAGCTGGCAGGTTGGCTTGCCAATGTTAGACATCCTTAGACGGAAGGCATCACGCCTACCAGAGCCGAACTGCTTCATCATGGCCTTCTTGATGTCGGAGGCGACCTTATCAGTCACCTCCTCCGTCATAGTTGCTTCACCCGCCATAGCCTTCTGCAGATAAAGCAGCACAGAAAGTTCTGCTGGGTGCTGCGTCTCCATAACTATTCTAGCTCCTCGACTTCTACGATGCTGTTGACAAGTTCTTTATCTCGATCAGACATAAAGTCCTCGCTGCTTGAAGGATTATTCTTCTCATACTCACTCATCACCCATCGGTTAGTCCCTTCGATGATATCTTTAAAGAGTTCCATTGTAGGCTTATCTTTCTCAGACAAATCAACACGATCCCCAACAGAAATCACAGGCCTGAAGTAGGACTCACCGGATTCACCTAGTGGCTCTTTCTTATGTGAGAAATTAAACGTATTACAGATCGGGGGGATATTACGAGATGCAAGGGAGGTGGCAGCAGTCTTGATCTCTTTGATGCTCCTACTGTTAGTCATATCGAAGACCGCAGGGATATCCGTGTAATCTTCCTTTGAAAGCGCATTACCCTCAGCATCAGTAGGATTATCGAGAGTAACCAGACCATAGTTTACATACACACGGCGGACACTTGAGATCTTATCCCGAACAGACTTAGGCAAGGAAGACATGTCTTCAATGTAACCACTAGGTCGGCCTAGATTAAAACCACCTGTAGTATCTTTCAGATCCTGACCTAGCTTAGTAGAGAGAACTGTTTTCTGAGAGACACGATTGTCATTGTCCCAGACTGTGTATTGCCATCGAAACGCAAAGGGCCGCAAAGTTACAGTCTCACTGAAAACATCCGGTGTATTCTTGTCGATAGTAAGTTTATACGAACCTGCTTTGATCACAGGTTTTCGCAGTGCATCGCCATCAATGATGATCTCTTTTTCAATAGAGGTCTGCGACATCTTCAACCGGGCGAGACTTACTCGTTCACTAGGCGCTGAATCAATGCCCATAAAATCTACAATATCAGCGATACCCAGATCGCTTAGTGTTACTTCTGTGCTCATGTAAGTTCCTTTCTGAGCGGTAGATAAAGAGGCTTAGTTATATTCCTAAACGTCTTTTGTGTCAAGCCAATTAGGCCCTATCTTAGCTTCTAAAAGTAGAGGTACATTCATCTCTACGCCGTAAGCTTCTTGTATGATGTTATTCAAGTTTCCATTTAGGTTCTCCACCACTTGTATTACGCCCTGCGTCTCATCAGGATGAACATCAGCGACCAATGAGTCATGCACTGTGTTGACCAGACAGGACTGCATTCCTGCAATACGCTTCTCAAACTCTGTAAGTACAACAGGTACGATGTCACCTGTAGCGAAACCTTGCACAGGGTAGTTCTTGATCTGCGTAAAGTGGCTAGGCGTACCGTTTGCTCTACGCATAACATGCGGGAAAGCATACTGCCTACCGCTGACGTTAGTCACCTTATTGAAACGCAATGCCTCGTTAGCTAGTTCGTTATGCCATGCTGCAATACCCTTATACTTATCAACGAAGTGCGTGTAGTAGGCTGCTTCTGCTTTGGATCTTCCGTATCCTGTAGCCCCAAACAGAGGTGCAAACGTATGTGCCTTAGCCTCCTGCCTGTTCGTCGCCTGACCTGCGTTCGATATAACATCGGCGGTGTAACTGTGTACATCGAAGCCTGTTTCAATCTCCTTCATTGCAACCTTATCCTGCGCTAAGAATGCAGCAACACGAAACTCTAGCTGTGCAAAGTCCGCCTCCAAGACCTGACCTCCCTGCCAACGAGACACAAAGACACGCTTCACAGGAAACGTATTACCTCGTGGCATATTCTGCATGTTGGGGTTGCGACCTGAGAAGCGCCCTGTTGCCGTGATGTGCTGCGTAAGACCTACATGCAGGAAGCCATCCGTTTTAGTAAACACCCTGATGCCATCAACAAAGCTAGATAAGTAGCTGCTCACAGCAGACAGCCTCTTCAAGTTAGACAGGAACGAGACAGCAGTATCCATGTTATTAGTGCGGGCTGTAGCGATCAGGGAATCCAG